GGTCGTCTTAATGGCACTACGACTTATTATGCAATTTCTGGAACTGCAAATTCTCTTGAGGATGACCAATTAAAACTTGCAATTACACCTACTAATGCAGAACTTGGTGATGCGATTACTTTTGTAAATGCTGGAACGGGTCGTCAACAAGTATTAACGTCGTCCTTCGGTGGTGCTGCAGAAGCAAATGTCATTACATCTACATTCTTAGAAGGAGAATTGGTCTATCAAGGTGATTCTCTTGAAAATGCTACTGCAACTGGATATGTCTCTACTAACTCTGGTTGGCAAGTTGGACCAAGAATTTTAAAGATTGTTGATTATGATGGTGATTTTTCAGAAGGGCAATCAGTAACAGGCGCTATTTCCAAGTCTTCTGGTGTAATTAGCGATCTTAAAGTTGCTAAAGGTGTTCTTGAAATTGGTTCTATTACTAAGACAACTGGTCAGTTCATTGATGATGTAGGTAAGCCTTCTGAAATTATTCAAAAGATTCAGGACTCTTACTACTATCAAGACTTCTCTTATGCAATTAAGTCTGCTGTATCTATTGGTGAGTGGAAAGACATTTTAATTAGAAATGTTCACCCAGCATCCTTTAAGGTTTTTGGTGAACTTAGTGTTAACGAGTATGGGTCTATTCCAAATAAGGAAACCGATTTCGAATTAGTCAAATCGGTTGAACTTGCTAGAGAGGCAATTGTTCCTAATATTCAAAACTTTGCTCTTGTTGAACCAATTTATTCTGAGTTTAATAATACTGAAGTTCTCTTCCGTCAAAAGAGACTTACGTCCTCGGAGAATATTTTAACCTCTGTTGTTCAGAGATTGGATGATATTTCTAGCTTCTTTGATGGTGAAAGAATCGCATTCCCATTAACTGTTAATGGTGAAACTGTTGTTGCTAACGCAAACCAGTTAATGATTGTGTTGAATGGCGTTGTACAAACCCCAGATACTGCTTTTGAAATTCAAAATGATTCCATTGTCTTTAGTGAACCACCATCTCCCCCTGCAAGCGTTAAGTACGTCAACGTAACAGTTGAGCAAATCGATACGATTGAAATGACTTTCACCAATATTAGTGGAATCTTCCCTAACATTGGTAATACTTTAAGTGGTACAGCGTCTAATGCAAAACTTATTGTTACCAATGTTATTGGTAATAGTATTTTTGGATATGTTTCTGAGGGTACTTTCCAACTTGGAGAACTTTGTATTGTAAGTACGACTGGATTTGCATCTAACTTGAATACAATCACTGACGTTGATAATCTTGGACTGTTTATCTTTGGTGAGCAAATAACAAACCTTACTGGAGATACTGCTGTTGTTGAGCAAATCAACTTACAAACAGGACAGGAAACTCCTATTGCAGAGTTAAGATATACTATTGGTGCTGCAACAGATACCTTTGAAGTAATTGCTTCGGACACACCAAATACTCCTGTTGCAAGTGATGTATTTGAAGTTGGTGAGAGTTATCAGTTTGGTTCTGAAATCTTTGTTGTTAATTCTATTACTCAAAATAATGAGTCTACAACTCTTGAAGTTCTAAGAGGACAATCGGGAACTGCTGCTGCATCTAAGTTAGAAGGAACTCCTATCTACGGAACTCAAGTTGAGGTTACAGGAGACCTTACTTTAAGTAAGACAACAGGAACCTATCAGTCTACCCCTGGTCTTTTTGATATTGAACTTAACGATATTATCATTGGTTCTCAGTCCGCTGTTGTTGCTCGTGTCACCTCCACTACAGTTTATCAAGACCCCGTAACTGAAGAATTTATTTCTCAGGTTGATATTTCTGAAGGTTCTTCGTTCTTTGGACTGCTGTTCAACAGAATTACTTCCACAACATATCCAAACGTTGTTCTTGATGATATTTCACAGTCTCAAGTTAATATTGTTGACTTTGATGATAATTCTACTGCCTTTGATATTTCATTCCCTGCAAATGAATCTATCAACAATTATATCATTCCATATGATAACGAATCTGGTGCTTTCAGTGAAGATGAATTCATCCGAAACTATAAAATTGAATATGGAAATAACAACGGAGAATTTACTGCTTCTGAAGAGATAACAATTAGAAAAGTAACATTTACCTCTAAACAAGGTGAAGGATTCTTCTCGCCTGGTCAAATTATTAAGACCAGAGATACTAAGGCAGAAGTTATTGGATATAACCAAGCACGTTCCACAATTTATCTTGGTAAGGTTGGTAGAATCCTTAACTCTGGTCAGGATTATCATACAGCAACTTTCAACAATAGTGCTCAGTTAGATACTGCTCAGAAGAAATTTGGTGATTCTTCCTTATTATTGGATGATGCTACTACTGATTATCTCTCCATTCCAACTTCTACTGAATTTGGTTTTGGAACAGGAGCATTTACTGTTGAGTGCTGGATTCGTCCAGATGATGTCTCTGCTGGTGATAGACATATCTTTGATACGAGAGATAGTGGTGCTGATGCAAATGCTGGTAGACTTTATATTGCCACAAATCAAGTACGCTTTAATATCGGTGGCAGTGACGTTGTTACATCTGGTGCAACAACTCTTTCTGCAGATACTTGGTATCACATTGCTATCACTAGAAGTGGTACTGATTTGAAGTTATTTGTTGATGGTTCTGAAGCTGGAAGCACCACTAACAGTAACGATTTAGGTTCTACAAAACGTCTCTTTATTGGAGCAAACTTTGCTGGTTCTAATCCTTTCTCTGGTCATATTGATGAGTTTAGAGTTTCTAACACTGGACGTTATACCGCAGCGTTTACACCACGCAACGGTATCTTCCAAGGTGATAGCAACACCAAACTGCTTCTTCACTTAGATGGTGAAGATACTCAAACTTATACTGAAGATTGGTCTGGTGGAGAGTCCCTCACAAATGGTGAAGAGTTCCATAATGATGCAATCTTAGCAACCTCTAGACTTGCTGGTGCTCCTGCTGGATTCACGGGCAACTCTCACAGAGTTTATAATGCAGCAGAGTCCATTAGACTTAATAAAGACTTTATCGCTCAAGAAACGGTATATCTGCTTCTCCAGCAATATCCTTCTCTGGTTATTCCTGGTGGTAACGTTAATTGTGAAGATGACATTCGTGATGTTTTAGACCAGATTATTGAAGACCTTAAGAATGGTTCTAACAGCCACATGTGGGATGCTGCAGCAATTTATGTTGATAGAACTCAAAATCCTGTAACTCTTAATCACATTGAGACTGAAGTTACTGAGACTATCTGGGCATTTAATAAAGTTGATGAAATGCTTCAGTATATTATTAATAACGTTGCTTGGACAGTTCAGGGCAACCATGGATTGACTCAGACTCTCAACACTGATGCAACTAACATTTATGAAACTGGTTCTGCTGACCTTAACAACTGTGCTGACGTTTACACCACAATCAATAACCTGATTGATATCCTGACGGATACTCTTTCTGAAGCAGACACTCCAAGTGCAACTCTCGATGGAGACCATCTTGGAACTGTAACTAAGGTCGAACCTGCGTTTGAGTATGTTGGTGGAACCGTAGATGCATTCTATGAAGTCCCATTTGATTCTACTTATCATAATGGTACTGATAATATTCTGTACACAAATCAGATTGATTTGGATAACAGATATCGCTTCTTTGATGCTGCAAACCTCATTCGTGCTAATGCATCTGTTATTGTTGATAAAGCATCTGCAGACCTTCTTACTAGATATCCAGACCTTTACTTGGAAATGCCACGTAATGAAGGTGGAACTGGAGATGGAACTCTTCGTTGTAAGACAGACCTCACTCTTATCCTTAATGAAATTGTTAAGGATATTGCAGACGGAGGTAATGAATTCACCGTTCAGGCTGCCAAGTTCTATCTTGGAGCAAACGATGAATTGATTCATATTAGACTACAGGTATTCCAGTCTGTATATGCTCATGAGCGTCTTGGATTCTACATGAAGCAAGCAATCACTGGCGACCTTGATTATACCAATACTGATGATATCATCACTGGTGATTGGGGCATTACTGATGACCCAGGTGGATGTCAGAATGTTCAAGATGCAATCGATACATTAATCGATACACTGAATGACATTATCGCACCAACATCATCCGACTATGCTATTGGTGCTGATAGATTGTATTTCAACCGCGATTATATCGCTGAAGAGATTACTGGACTTACCACAGCAGAGTTTACGTACAACTTAAATGGAACAAATTATTCTGCATTAACGTATCCTGGTAATGATGGTGAAGTTGTATGTCAGAGAGACCTTAAGTATCTGTTACTTGCAATCATTTCCGACTTACAGACTGGTGGTAATAATAGCACGATTGCCAATATGGAATTCTATTTGAATTCTGATCTCACTTTAAATCATATTGAGAATGAGTTACTTGCTACTGTTTATGCAATTGAGCAACTGAAAGTTATTGGTGAATATGCTCTGAACAACTATCTTTATGAGCAAGGTGCTAATGCATCTTCTCCAAATTATAATGCACAGTATACTGATGAAACACCATATAGAGATTCGGAGACTCCATCTAATATTTCGGAGGTAATCACCAGACTTAATGAATTGGTCGATATTGCAGTAGGAATTCTTGCTCCTTCTGGTGATGCTGGCAGAGGTGCTGCTAAGAATATTCTCTATAATAAGAATTACTATAGAGAAGAAATTACACAAACAGTTAACAATCAGTTTGGTTCTGGTTCTTGGACTTATGACTCGTTCCTTGATGACATGGTTGAAAATATTGCCCATGATATCATCACAACTGATACTTCCTCTACATCTGATGCATATGATGTGTTCATCGAAAATATTTCGGGTGAATTTGAAGTTGGTGAGGTAGTTACATCCAGCGGTGGTGGAACTGCAACAATTCTTGAATATTCTGAGAAAAATACATTCATGGTTGTAGGACCATTTACAGGAACTCCTTGGGTATCTGGTGATACTTTAACTGGTGGTACTAATAGTGGTACTGCTGATGTTGCTTCTGGTCTTGGGGGTTCGGTTGAATTTGATGGAAATACTCAATATCTCAGAGTAGCAAGTAGTTCCGATTTCCAATTTGGAACTGGTGCAATTACCCTTGAAGCATGGATTTATTGGACTGGTCGTACAACGTTTGAAGTAAGCGGTTCGGTTCAGGATAATCTAAATCTTTTCCTTAGTGCGACTCAGATTGGTTTCTGGGGTGGTTCTGGAACCTTCTTTACTCGTGCCCACAATTTCAATTTGAATACCTGGTATCATGTTGCAATCGTTAGAGATGATACTTCTATTGGCAATTGTAGAATCTATGTAGATGGTGTGCAGCAGGGAATTTCTGATACATGGGCAACAGATTATTCTAGTGCTATTGAACCCTTAGTTGCATTTAACAACCTTGGTGGAAGCACTAGAGCAGAGGGTCACATTTCCAACTTCAGAATTGTAACCGATGCTGTTTACACTGCAGACTTTACTCCATCAGTAGTACCATTAACTTCCATACCCAATACAGTATTGTTGACCTGCCAAGGTTCTTCTGTAGATAATGGTCCTAGTGGTCATTCTATTACTGCTGCTGGGGCAACACCTGCACTTTCTAGCACATTTAGTCCTTTTGTCAATGCTGGTGGAATTAGTAATGTCTTTACTTGGTATACTAATCCAACTAATGTTAAGAGTCTTGCTTTAGCAAGAGTTACCACATCTAATATCACAGGGCAAGTTTCTGGTATTAATTTACTGACTAATCCAGAGAATATAGTTTTAGCTCTTTCAACTGGACAATCAACTGGTGTAACTCAAAATATTACAGCAGCACCTGATGGAACGTTAAGTGCAGATAAGATTTATTCCACCAATAATCTTACTGAACATTGGAGATACAAGAATTACAATCTTACTGCTTATGAAACCTTTGATACAACAACGGTCAGATTTGATTCGGATGTCGAAAGTTTCGATACAGGTTCTCCAACTGGTGATACCACCCAACAATTTACAACTTCTATTTTCCTCAAAGCAGGCGAATATTCGAGAATTCGTTGGGAAATGGGTCTTGATGCTGGTGCTTCTACAAGAAAACTTGCATTCTTTGATGCGAATCTTTCCGATGGAACATATTCTGCTTCGCCATTTACTCCTCAAGGTGGTATAACCGTAGATGACTATGGATTAATTCCATATGGAAATGGTTGGTATAGAGTATACATTACTGGTACATTCTCCTTTGGTGTTTCTGAATTGCGCTCTACAGTTTATGTTAGAAATGAAACTGGTGCTGCAACATACACTGGGGATAATGTAAAGGGAGTTTATGCTTGGGGTCTGAAACTCAATAAGGGGACACTTGACCCATACACCGCAGTTTCTGGTGAAATATTCTATTCTGACACTGAATTTAATATTAAGACATTTGCTCTTGAATTGCTCCAAGAGTTTATGACAAATTCTCTTGACAATACATTACTTTCTCCTTCTGGTAACGCTGGATTCTTTAGTTTCTATGATTCTACTCAAGCAGCAAATTATTCTACAGATTCTATTGCTGCTTTAATTAGAAATGGTATAACCATCATATCTAATCAGTTAGCAGTAGATAGTTACTATACTGGTCTGACCACTATCAATGGCATCAGTCTTCCAACTAAGACATATGGAGAAAGAACCATCCCAGTAGGAATTGGTGGTGGATTGAGTCCTGCTGACTATATCTATGGTAATCAAAGTGATGCTTTTGCTGAGGCACAATTCATTACCTTAAACGAAGGTAGAGTCGTTAAAGTTTATCAGAGATTCCGCATTGATGGTGATATTACTGATGGTCCTTTCACTATGAATGAAGGTGTCAGTAAGCAAGGAACACCTGGAACAACTGGAACTGTTTATGGATTCTATGAGGATGAGAACTTTAAGTACCTCGATGTTGAGGTAACTGCAGGGACCTGGGCAATTACTGACACAATTGTTGGTGACGATAATGGAACAACTGCTCAAATTAGTTCTATTGAAAATCGCATTCATATTATTGACCTTGCAGGTACTTTTGTTGAAGATATTGCATTTAAAGGTTATACCAGTGGTCAAACCGCAACACCTACAGATTTCATTAAAACTGAAGCATCAGTAACATCTAACACTGGTGGTAAATTGACAGTTGACACTGAGACATTACTAGGAACATTTGAAACAACTTCGGTTGTTTATCCAGAATCTTCTAGACAGTATCTCGATGTTACTAAATTTGCTGGTCTTGACATTGGTGTTGGTGATAAGATTGCCTCTAGTGGATATGTAAGACTTGGTATTAGCATTCTTAGCAATTTAGAAGAGTTTACCGTAGGCAATAGACTTTATAAGGTTGTTGCTGGCATTCAAGATACAAATACTTACGGCATTATTACTGAGGTTGACCTTGATAGTAATTTCATCTACGTTAGTGAATATCAAGGTAATTTCCAAAATGGTGATATTGTTGGTGATTATGGTATTGCTTCCAACTTCCCTGTTGGATATGCGTCCATTTCTACCCGAGTTGTGACTGATGGCGCTGCTTCTGCTTTAGTTCAAGATATCCGAGATGTTGGAATCAATAAGAGATTATACCTGAGCAATATTGCTGGAACATTTGATGTTAAGGATGCAATCTTTGGACCAGATAATTTTGAAGCAGCAATTCTCGAAATTGTTGATCTTAAGGCAAGAGTTAAGAGAGCATTTAAAGGATTTGATGGTGTTCAAACATCATTCAAACTGACCACCGATAATGGTGTTCCATATCTTCCAGACCCAGAGGGTCATATGTTAATCTTTATTAATGGCGTCTTGCAACCTCCTGGTGCTACAAATGCATTTACTGCATTCTCGGATACTATTCAGTTTACCGAACCACCAGAACTTGGATCTGCATTTACTGGATTCTATGCTGGTAAACTTAGACAACTGGATGATATTTCGTTCGAGTTTGACTCCTTACGTCAATCTTTCAACCTTAAGCGTAATGATGTTTTCTACTCTCTGACCCTTACTGAAGGTGTACAATCTGCAACAATTAGACCAGAGAACAATATCATTGTTTCTCTTAATGGAGTTATTCAGGAACCTGGAATTGGTTTTGAGATTGTTGGTTCTAGAATCATCTTCTCTGAAATTCCTCGCGTAGGTTCCACATTTGTTGCGTTTTCTTACGTTGGTTCTGAAGCAGACGTTGATGCTGCTGAGGTTATTCCTCCTATTGAACCTGGTGATTTGATTCAAATTCAGGGTGAAACTGAAGACCGTGAAGTCGCTGTTATTGAATCTTCAAACTCTCTCATCACATTTGATTATCTTGGTTCTGTATTTGGTCAGGGTGCTCAGGGTCAAGCTAATTTGACATCTGGAACTATTGAGACCGTTTCCGTCACTGCTGGTGGTTCTGGATATACTTCTAGACCTAGCGTTAGACTCGATTCTATTTCAGGTTTCGATGGTCAAGTTAAGGCACTGGTTGGTGTTGCTGGTGTTGAAGTTGTTTCTCCTGGTTCTGGATACCAAAATCCAGAAATTGTAGTTGAAACTGAAGTTCCTGATGACTGGACTCCTCCAAATCTTGCTGATTATGGTGAAGAACTGGTTGACCCTGAAATTATTGTATGACTCTTACTAATCTAATAAATAACTAAAAATCGTAGCGAGTAATGGCTAAACAATCTCTAAATCTTGGCGCTGTCGCTAATGATAACACTGGTGATACTTTACGTGCTGGTGGCGACAAGATTAACGATAATTTTGATGAACTGTATAACTCAATTGGCAATGGTTCTACAACAGCCATTACCGTTTCTAATGCTGGAGTTGGGCAGGTTCTAAGATATGATGGAACTACATTTGTTCCATCAGATTACAGCATTTTGACATCATCTTTAGATGTTGCAGGAAACTCAATTATTTCTTCCTCTAATGGCAATATTAATATTGCTACTAATGGAACTGGAGATTTAATTTTTGGTGTTGGTGGAGTAACATCTATATTTGACGGTTCTACTGGAACAGTAGATTTTCCAACAAAAATTCAGTATATAAATGAGTATGCTTCAGCAGGTGTTGCTCCCGCTGCAGCGACATATCCTGGATATTTTTATACTGTAGATGGCGATGATAGTCCATATGTAAATATGAACATCACTGCAGGTGGTGTTGGTGATGCAAGAGTTAAAATTTTAACAGAATATTCTGACATTGATTCCCTTTCCGATGTAGATACTACAACTACAGCACCTACATCAGGTCAGGTTTTAAAGTGGGATGGCACTAACTGGGCACCTGCTAATGATGATGCTGGACTAGGGTCTATCAATTTATTTGCTACCGTTTCTGGCGACACTGGTTCTACTACAGCAAACACACAAACCGATACTTTAACCATTGCAGGTGGTACAAATATCACCACATCGGTGACAGGAGATACTCTTACCATTAACTTTGATGGCACTTTAACAACTACTCTGGCTGCGTTAACAGACACAAACGTTGCAGGGATTACTCAGGGCGATTCTTTGTTCTGGAATGGAACTTCTTGGGTTGTAACACGTAGTCCAATAACGTGGTGGGAATTGAATGCAAATGGCACTTCTGATTATACATTTTCAGGTCCTGGATTTCCAACAACGCAGAATGACCCCACAATTTATGTCATGAGAGGTGCAACATATGCATTTGACAACTCTGTGCAGGGTGGAGCGCATCCCTTTAGGATTCAAAGTACACAGGGATTGTCTGGAACTCCGTATACTAGTGGTCAGTCTGGTAGCGGGTCTAATGTATTGTATTGGACTGTTCCTATGGACGCTCCTGGAACTCTTTATTATCAGTGTACTCTTCACGCTGCAATGAACGGAACAATTACAGTAGTAAGTTAAAATAAATGGCAAGAACTGTACCTGGAACTGGCGCTGTCATCGAACCAATTTTCGATGATAATTTCGGTGTTAAAGCTGTAAAAGTTGTTGATGGTGGGTCTGGATATGACGTTGCAGATCCTCCTAGACTAGTCATTACTGGATGTGGCATTCCCACTGCAGAAGCACTACTGTATCCAATTATTGACGAAGATTCTGGTAAGATTATCCATGTCCGAGTTTTAGATAGGGGCAGAGGGTATGACCCATTAAGACTTCAAATTATTCCAGAACAGGAAACACCTGACGTTGTAACTTCATTTGATTTCAATAGAATTTGGCAATCACATCCAAATTCTCTTACCAGAGGAACATTTGGATTGAGCGCAAGTGGAAATATTACAGATAGATTAAGAATTGAGTCTGATAATCACCCAAAACCAACTCCGTTTCAATCTGAGAGAGCACCTGGCGGTGGACCTCTTACTGATAGAAATTTTGACCAAACTTTCATTCTTAGGGCAGGAAAGGATGTGCCCTTTGGAACTGGTAGAGTAGAGCAAAAAGATAAGGTAACTGGTATTTTATCAAATGGTGGTTTAATTCATACTCCAGATTGGGACACTGATGGAGGAACTACCCCAGGATTTAGTGTTGACACTGTAAAATATCCTTATGTAAAAAACGCAAATGAATATGACGCTATAACTGAAGACGACGTTTATTACTACCACAGTAGTAAAACACTAGATGAATTTTCTTTGGACAATGGGGTATTTGAATGGGGAACCTTTAAACAGTTTACCTGGAATGTAAAGGTCGAGTATGATAATGTTTTGCTTGAAGTTGCAGACCTTGACGAATCCCTTGGTCCTCTTGAAGTTGGTAGAGTTTGTGAGGAAATTGGTGGAAATGCTAGAGGGACAGTTGCTAAAATCGTAAGAAATTCTCAGAATGATATTACTCATATCTATTTGAGACTTGTAGGAACAACGGAATTATTTTCTACTGATGATTTGATTTTGGGTTCAACAGGATTTCAATTTAGGGTTGGTTCTGCTCCAATAACTTTTCCCAATGGAATATTCTATATTGATTTCGGACCAGAAGCTTCTGAATTCGGTCCATTTGTACCAGGACAGTATTATTTTGCCCCAGAAAATATTCAAGTTCAGAGGAACTATTTGATTCGTTGGAATCAAAGTGATGTATCTAATCAACCATCTGAAATTCATCCTCTTGGACATCCAATGCAATTTAGTACCAGTCGAGATGGTGCTTTAGCAGGAGGAAGTTTATACTACAATAGTACAGGTGTATCTGCTGCTCCAGCAGCAGATTATGAAAATGAATATCAGGCGATATTCATTATGAATCCAGATGAAAATGATAGAATCTACTATCATTGTAAGAACCATAGGTATATGTCTGGATATGAAGGACATGAAGGTTATATGGTTCTTAGTTCTGTAGTTGATGACGAACAAACACCAAATGATTATTATATTGGTGAGTTCTTCAAGGGTCAAACAACAATCAGTCCAGATGATTTGATGAGTCAATATTCTGGAGAACTATTGCGTGCCACTCTTGAAGACAGTGGAACTGGTACAGGTTCAACTGGTGGATTTGATATTGGTAGACATTTTAGATTTGGCAGTGGTACTTCAAACAGACATGTTGCGTTTAGACTAGACTTAACAAACGTATTTACTCTGGATTTGGAAGTTATCCGAGGAAATAGTGCTAATGGTGGCGAAACTCCTGATATTGGTGAAGATTTGAGAATTTTCTTCTCAGGAACTGTGTATGGTTCTAGTTATGTTGCTCGTTATTTTGACACCAGTTTCAATAGCATTAAAACCGTAACTGTAGGTATTCCACCTGATGTCAGAAGAGAGAATCAGTTGGTCTATGTTTACATGCTTGGTGCCGATGGTCCCACTTTTGACCATTGGGGACTTAGAGCGGTAACTTATGGTGGTGGTGATGATGATTTTGCACGTCATCCAGATGGACACTCTAAAATTCTTGGTATGTCTTTTGATGGATATCCCATTTATGGTCCTTATGGTTACAACTCTAGTGGTGCTGTAGAAAGAGAAATTAGTTCATATAGATTGAAATCTTCTGATGAATTACCTGGTGCTAGAGAAGAAGTAGTTACTCCAGAAACAATTACATATGCGGTAACTGTTAGTAATGGGGAATTTTTAATTGATGGAATTAGACCATCATTTTTAAATCTTGCCAGAGGAAAAACTTATATCTTCAATCAAGATGATGCGAGTAATGATGACCAATTTATATTATTCTCAACTACACAAGATGGGTGGCATGGAGGAAGTCCCATTATCATTGGAGATACAACATACTTATTTGATGGTGAAGGGATTTCATATTATATTGATAGCAGTGAAGTCACATATACTACCTACATTAGTTCTTTTAATGGCGCATCTCAAAGAGAAATAAGATTCGAAATTCCTGTAAATGCTCCAAGATTACTATACTTGTTTGCATATAGTGACCCCGACCATGGATTCAGAACTATTCAAGAAGGTTATATTCTTGGTGACCTTGTAGAAGATTATATTTATGAAGAAGGTATTGGAACTCTAGATGAATACAATGGTAAGTTCGGTCCTACTCCAGAATATCCAAATGGTACTTATGCATATTATATGACTGAGGACTCTAGTGGAAATCCTGTATATCCATACATAATTGGTCCAAAATATTATGGCACACCTTTATTTGAAGGCGATGTAGTACCAGTACCAGATGATGTAGTACCTCAAGGTGCTGAAGGTAATGTAGTCCTAACCGATGATGGACGAGTATCTTATATTAAGATGGCTAGAAATGGTGACAACTATTTTGGTCCTGCTAAAGCTAGAATTTTGGGTGGAGAGGGTACTGGTGCCACAGGTTCTGCAATTGTACAAAGTATTACAGGTCTTTCTCTAACCAATCCTGGAAGGCAATATGCCACCCCACCAACTCTAATTTTTGAAGGTGGCGGCGGTCAGGGTGCTCAAGGTGCAGCATCAATTGATACTTTGGGTAAAGTTACTTCTATCAGTGTTGCCGACCCTGGAGAATTCTATCAAGAACCCCCATATATTCTTATCACTGGTGGGGGAGGTATTGGTGCTGAGGCAGTTGCTAGGATTGATCAGGGTTCTGTTGTTGGAATTGATGTAACAAATCCTGGAGAGGGTTATGTCAGTTCACCAAATATTATTTTCACCAAGTTAGTAAACTTAAAACGTAAAACTAGAGCGAGACAGGCTTTCAATTCATCTGATATTTACTTAACTGGACTTGTAAAAGATGTTGCTCCATCAGATACAGAAATTTTTGTAGATTCTACTGCTGCATATCCTGGTTCTGGTGAAATTATTCTGGGAACTGAAACTATTTCCTATACATCTAAAAGTGCTGGCAAATTCTCTGGTTTAACAAGGGGTGTTAACTTCAATTACGACCAGAGAGTTATTTTGGATGCTGGGCAGAATGACCCAAGTGGTGTTTCTACTTATCAATTTAATGTTGGTGATAGAGTCATTCGTAGAGTAGAAAATGCTAGCAATAAAGTTGCTAAAGTTTATGACTGGAATCCATCTACAAGAGAACTTTTAGTTACTTTTGAGGTTGATGAGTTAGCGTTTATTGATGGAGGTATTCCATCTACGGAAGATGCTATCGTTCAATTTGATGCTGGTGTTGCATCTAGTGCTCAAGGAGGATTCTTACCACATGTTATTATTAACTCTATTGGCGATTCTATTAGTTTATTGACAAGTCCATTATCAACATTGCAGGATAGAACCTTTGAAGATGATGATGAGTTGGATGGTGCTGGTGATGGTATTCCTGATTTGGTAAATACAGGGACGGACTATGAGAGTCAAATTAGTCTTGATGGAGGAATCTACAGTTCTCTCTATGGTATTGAAGAGACTGTTGGTGGGCAGAATACAACTCTCTTCCAAGTTGGTGATAGCATCAAAGATGGTAGTATTCCATTCAAGTATGCAAATATTAGTGCTGCTGGCGCATTGAGTGATGGTGTTGAACACGCATCCATACTTAGCATTAAATTGGATGCTAACTTTAGTAATGGTCAGAACTATAGTGTAAATGAAATTGTTACTGGAGAAATTTCTGGTGTTAGAGGAACTGTTGTTTCTTGGGACCCAAGTTCACAAATCTTAGTTGTAAATAGTATTGTTCCATATAACACTGGGAACATTAATATTGGAATCGCTGGATATTTGTATGAATTTTCCCAAAATAGCACTGTTGTTGACTTTATTGTCCAAAATCCTGGAACAAACTATAGTGTAGCTCCAACAGTTACTATTGAAAATATTGGAGACATTGAGTGTACTGCAACTGTCAATATGACAGCTGCTGGGGACCAAATTGATTCATTAACTATTACTAATGGTGGATATGGAATAATTCCATATGTAGATGGTTCTTATGATTATCATCCAACAGTAACATTTACGAATGACCCATCAGACACTACTGGTGCTGGTGCTGTTGCTCAGGCAATTATTGGTGGAGAAAGATTGGTTGGAAATGGTGGTGCTTCATACAGAATCAAGAGTATTGAGTATCAAACAATTATCCGTTCGTAATCAACATAAATAAACAAGAGGACAATAGTACCATAGCAAATGGCAGCTCTACTTACTGATCAATTTAGAATTTTTTCTGCGAGAAAATTTATCAAATCATTGGAAGGACCAAATCCTACCGATAGTGATGATGTCGCAGGAACAAATCGTGATAGGTTATATCTTTTCATTGGAAGACCTCAACCCTGGGATAATGAGAATTCTCCCCCTCAAGCGGTTGATTCGTTTCAAGAATTTTCTGGTTCTTATGACGACATGGTTTCTCTGAAAAGAGTTCTTGCTGCTGATACTGTTCAGGTTGTTCGTCGTATTGACTGGGTTTCTCCAGAACAAACTACTGGTGGACTTGGTTTTACATATGACATGTATCGTCATGATTACTCTCCTAGTAAGACTGCTTCTTCTGGTGCGACTAAATTATATGACTCCGATTTTTATGTTGTAAATTCTCAATATCAAGTATATAAAGTTATTTACAACGGTACTTCTCCTTCAGACCCCAACGGCAAACCCTCTACGGTTGAACCTACTGGTACTTCTACTAGTATTATTACTACTGGCGATGGATATCGCTGGAAGTATATGTATACTATTCCTGTTGCTTCGGTTCTTAAGTTTTTCTCCAATGACTACATGCCAGTTTTTACCAATGATGCGGTAAAAACTAATGCTGTTGCTGGTGAAATTGATACCGTTGTTATTAATGCTGCGGGAACAGGATACAATAATGGAACATATGACAACGTTGCTATCAACGGTGATGGCACTGGTGGTCGTGTTTCCATTGTTGTTGATGGTGGTAAAATTATTTCTGCGACAGTAACTTCTGGTGGTACTGGATACACTTTTGGTAAGATTAGTGTTGATAACATCACTGGAATTGGTACTGGAAACAGTGCTCAGGTTGATGTCATCATTCCCCCTCCTGGTGGTCATGGTGCAGATTCTGTCGTTGAACTTGGTGCGTTTCGTGTTATGGTAAACGCTAAACTCTCTTATGACGAGGGTGCTGGCGATTTCCCAATCGATAACGACTATCGTCGTATTGGTTTAATTACCAATCCATTGAAGTTTGGTACAGCAGAACTTATTTCTGATTTGACTGTATCTGCTACAAAGGCAGTTATCTTCTCACCAACGTTCCAAGGTAATTATGTACCTGATGAAATTATCACTCAAACCCGAGTCGTTGGTGGAACAAACGTTACTGCTCGTGGTCGAGTAATTTCTTGGAATCCTACTACTAAACTTCTGAAGTATTATCAGAATGCTACAGATGGTATTTTCCCAGAGGTTACTGGTACACAAAACGAGTTTGATGGTTCTAACGTTATCAATGGAGCAACATCTGGTGCTGCTGGTCAACCAGATGTTAATTTTCCTGCCGTTCCTAATTCATCTTCCAGAACTATTAACAACACTGAATATGATTTGGGTATGAGGTTTAACAATGGTTATGCAAAACCCGAGATTGAATCAAACAGCGGTAACGTTGTTTATATAGATAATAGGAGATCAATTAGTCGTGCAAACGACCAGGTAGAAGACATCAAAATCGTAATCGAATTCTAATGGCACAGAACACCAACCTTAACGTCACTCCTTATTACGACGATTTCGATAAGGATAAGAACTTTTATAAAGTTCTCTTCCGTCCTGGATTTCCAATTCAGGCGAGAGAACTTACAACAATGCAGTCGGTTCTCCAGAATCAGATTGAGAATGTCGGACAACACTTGTTCAAAGATGGCGCAATGGTCATCCCAGGTCAGGTAGGATATGACCTGAATGTCGATGCTATCATGCTTCAAGAATCGTTCTTGGGTGCTGATGTTGAACTCTATAGAACTCAATTAAACGGAAAAATTATTGAGGGATTAACAACAGGCGTTAAGGCAAAAGTTCTATTCACTATTTCTGATACTGAATCAGACAAGGGATATATTACACTTTATATCAAGTATATTCAATCTGGTGGTGATGAAAGTACTGAGGCAACCTTCCAAGATAACGAACAGTTAATTACTGATACTGAAATTACATTTGGTACAACTCTGATTGAAATTGGTTCTCCCTTTGCACAACTTCTTCCAACTAGTGCTCTACAAAAAGGTTCTGTTGCATATATTCAACCAGGCGTTTATTTTATTAGAGGTTACTTCGTAGACGTATCATATCAAACTGTTCTCCTTGACCAATATGGAACGGAACCCAGATATAGAATTGGTTTAGAAATCCTGGAATCTATTGTAACCCCAGAAGACGATTTAAGTCTTAATGATAATGCTGCAGGAACATCCAATTATGCTGCTCCTGGTGCTCATAGATTCAGAATCACTGCAAATCTAATTAAGAAACTCCTTACGGATGATGCAGATAAAGATTTTATTGAATTACTTCGTATTAATGGCACTAAAGTTGAAAAACTTGTTGACCGTAGTGCATATGATGAACTTGAAAAGTCAATGGCTCTTAGAACATACGAAGAGTCTGGCGATTATGTGGTCACCGATTTTACGGTTGACATGAGAGAGAATTTAGATGATGGATTTAATAATGGAGTTTATTCCGCTGGAGGTATCACTTCGAGCGGTGCAGTTGCAAGTGAGGACTTGTACTCCATTGAAATTGGACCAGGTACTGCATATGTTAGGGGATATAGGGTTAAAACACTTTCTCCAACATATGTTGACCTTGATAAACCAAGAGAGACCGATTCTGCACAGAACGTAATTGTTCCGTTCTCTCTGGGTAATAATTGTGTAGTAGAAAATGTATATGGATTTTTAAATATTAGCGGTTCTAGTATCTCTAATGCTTATCAGACACTTGAACTGAGAGATAACTTCACAGTTTCTCAAGGCACTGCTCAGGGAAATATCATTGGTTATGCAAGAGCTGCAACATTAGAGCACATTGAAGACCCAGATAATACATTTGGAAACGCTGATGATGAATATTCTTTGCACATGTTTGATGTGCAAATGTTTGTAATTATTGAATTAGATAGCAATCAAACTATTGATGCTGGTTCATTATTAGTTGGTTCTACTTCTGGTGCAAAAGGATACATTGTAAATGCTGTCACTAATGCAGACCACATTCAACTTTATCAGGTAGAAGGTACTTTTGTAAAAGGTGAAATTTTAACTTTAGATGGCACTCAACTTGATACTATTCAGGAAGTGCATGTCTATCAGTTCTCCGATGTACGACAAGTTGCAGCTAGAGATGAAGTAACGACATCTATAGAATTTACTGCAGACGTAGTTCTTCAAGATGAAAAAACTTTACAGGGTCAAACATTTACTTATGTTGCTACTGCTGGGTCTGAAACTATTACTGGTTTGAATTCCAATTTCGCCGCAGACTTAAGAGCTGGAGATAGAATCTACTTTAATAGCACTGACTATGTTGACGTTGACTACGTTGACCCAACTGCACTAACGACTTCTAATCCAACAACTATTTTCAATTTTGCAGACCAAGTAGTTAATGTAACTCCTGGTGCATCAGCTCCCTCTGCTGGAACAGTATCTACTCTAATTCGTTATCGTTCCAGACTTGAAGGTTCTAATAATGCAAACTTGTTTAGTCAGTTAGCAAAACCATTTGTAAAGAGCATTTCTGACGAATCTATGATTGTCAGAAGAACTTTTGATGCTCAAACAGTGGCATCAAATTCTATCTCAATCACATTACCTGAAAATGAGCAGTTTGAAGCAATCTCAGATTCAAATTACACCATTACTGTTTTAGCAGGTACTAATACAACGCATCCTGTTGGCGATCAAGTTACCATTGATACTAGCGATAGCAATGCTATTGGATATACATCGTTTACAACAAGTGATAGAACTACACTTCAAGTTGATAATCTGACAAACATTACTTCTGTTAAGGTTACTGCAACTATCTCCAAAAACGTAACACAGAGAAAAACAAAATCTCCTGTTGAGATGTTCGTTTTGAAAGTTAACAAGACTATTCAAAACTTAGACAAACAAAATTATGGATTGCTTTACAGCAATTTATATGGAACAAGAATTGAAGATGTTGATGTTTCGTTAGGTTTAACAGATGCATATAAGATTCATGCCGTTTATGAATCTTTAGATGATAACGATCCAGTTCTTCCATCTGTTACTTTAGTAGAACCAGCGTTCTTTGCTACAGGAAGCATTGTTAGTGGTAGAACATCTTTAGCTAGAGGTAGAGTTGTTGGATTCAACTCAAGTACTTTAAAACTCAGTATTGTTTATTTGGATGGTTCATTCCAACCAGGTGAAACTATCGATGGTTTTGATAGTACTAGTGCATCTATTTCTGCCATTATTAATGACTCTGTTGGTTCTGTTGAATCTGGTTCTAAGGTAATCACTGATAGGTATAGATTGGAAACTGGACAAACCAACTTCCAATACGCAATTTCTAAAATCGTAAGAGAAAAGGGTGTTGCTACCCCTATTAGAAAATTAAAGATTGTATTTGATTATTACAATCATTCTGCAACAGGTGATTATTTTGGTGGACAATCTTATTTGAACACATCTTATAGCGATGTTCCAACATATGATGGAAGATTCTTGTCCGATTATTTAGATTTCCGACCTGGTGTTAAAAATCTTTATAGTGGTGCTGGTTCTGTAGCATCTCCTGCATATGTTAACTGCTCTACGTTAGATTTTAAATCCAGAGTATATCCAACATCAGGGACTCCTGGAGCGACACTTTTCGATATTCCAAAAATCGACAGTGATTTCCGTTGCGACTTTGATTGGTATCTTCCTAGAATTGATAAACTGTTCTTATCTCCAGATGGAGAATTTAAAGTTATTAAAGGTAAATCTGAAGAACTTCCTGGTGAACCTGATGATTTGCAAGAGAGTATGCTTTTAGCGACGCTGCGTCATGCTCCATATGGATTTGACCCCAATGATGATGTTATCATCACTAAGTCTGAAAATAGACGATATACTATGAGAGATATCGGCAAACTGGAAAAGAGAATTGACCAGGTTGAATATTATACCTCTCTCAATATGCTTGAGAGTGATACCTTTAATGTTGACGTTTTGGATGCAACTGGTAAAAATCGTCTAAAGAATGGTTTTATTGTAGACGATTTTACAGATCATTCTAAATCTTCTACAACTTCTGTAGATTATTCAGCATCATTAGATTTTGAGGAAGGTGTTGCTAGACCTTCTCATTACACCACTGCATTTTCTCTGATTCTTAATGAATCTCTTTCTACCAATATTAAGAGAACTGGTGCTACATCTGCTGATGACGAAGGTGCGATTATTTCTCTTCCTTATACTGAAGATACTCTCATTGAGCAACCTTATGCATCTCGTGTTGAAAATGTCAACCCATTCAATGTTTTTGCCTATATTGGTAACATCACACTTGACCCAGCATCGGATAATTGGGTAGATACGAAGAGATTGCCA